TATATACCAGCCATTACTTGATTCTTCTAAGCGCATCATTTCGCTTCATCTGCTCAATCATCGGGTCATCATTCATTGCTTTTGCCAGCTTTATTGATTCGCTTACTAATCCCAAGCTAATGTCTAATCTTTTCGCTGTGTGCCGATAAGTCCATCGCTTATTACGAAGCAGCATTTTCATGTGATAGATATTAATTAAGAGCGCGCGCTTATGCCATTCTTTTGTATTGCGAAGCGCGTCTTGGTAGGTCATGAGAAGAAAGATGGTAGGTTAGTTTTTCGCCAACCTACCAAATGCGTGTTGATTTATTCTTCTACTTTTTCTTCAATTTCTATTTCATCTTCTTCAGTTGGAAGATTTTCAATATCACTAATAATATCTTCAGCATCAGTTTTTAGTGTTTTAATAGAATCAATAAGATAATCAACTTTTTGATTTATCTCATCTATTTTAACTATCAATTCTTTTCTATTCATTTTCTACTTCCGGTTCATCAGGTACTTCATCTTCATCTTCTGTATCTGAATCATCTTCATCTTCTTCATAAGTATCTTCTTCCAGTTCTTCCAGTTCTACCTCATCATTATCCTTATCATCATCTGACATAGCAAAATAATCCTCATCAGACATCATGCACCTCATCATTAGCTGTTACACGCAATGGCTGCATTAGCTGTCATTACTGCTTCTCTTAGCAAACGAATACTTGCTGTTTGGTCCGCACTTGGTGGAGTATTTGTGACTATCACATACGCCAATTCGCGCGCCTTACTTCTAATCAATTCGTATCTTGGCAATTGGTCAGAAGTAGGCGCGTGATATGTAAACCAATTTTGGATATCGTTATCAGTAATCATTAAACTGTCACCTGCCGCAATGGCCGATACTTATGGTTAATTCGGTTCACAACCCTGCCTTCGTATGTGTCGTTCTCAATAAATACCTCCAGCATCTTGCCCTCTGCTGCCGCTAGCTCGATTCGCTTCGGTTCGCCTTCGACACCAAGCGATTTCATAAATCCAATAATAAATCCCTTAGCGCGTGGGTTATCATTGAAATTCCAGCCCGCAGGTGTTGGCACGCCTTCAAATTCAGTGCTGCCATTCTCTGCATTCTTAATAATTTTGCCTTCAATCGGCCAGATAGTAGTTGTATCCGGATTATCTCCCTTTGATGGCTTTTGGCCTACGCGCTCGACCAAAACTACATACCAGCCTGGCACCACGATTTTGTTGCGTAGATAATCACTTTCGTCGAATTCGATAATGGGCATTTTACCTCTTTGAGAGTGTGTGTGCTTGAAATGATTGTGTGGGATATGTTTGTGCTGTTGTTATAGTTGGTATGTGAATGTTTTGGTTTTGCCACGACTGGTCAGTTATTTGTGGTTGATATGCTCCTAATGATGCGCCTAATTGGTCCAATTTCTTTAGTGCTTGTTCTTTATAAGTATCTAGCATTTTAATTTCCTTATTTGCAATTACATCAGCAATCACGCGAAAGGGCGAACAAGTACCTCGACGCGCGACATATCAATATCTGATTTTTCAAAATCTTCATCAAGCACCGCCGCAATAGTCGCGCCTTGCGAATCGCGTGCTACCACAGCTTTTGGACCAAATAACAATTCTTCCTTGCCTGTACCGTTCTCCAATTCCCTTTTAGTCGGCTTCTGAAGTAATGCGACTTCAAATAGCGGCATTTCATTTCTCCTTGTTTAATCTTGCGATGGCGGGAGCAATCCACGTATCATAAAGTGGCTTATCTTCAAATACTATCTCTTTATCAAGTGGCAGTTGCGTACGTGCGAAATCTTCCGAAGTACTACTAGTTAATAATGCATGTTGCCCCCCTTTATCTGCATCGAAGCCACGCTTCAAGAAAAAATGATACACGTCCTCACAATACGCGGGAATCATCGGTGCCACGCGCTTTCCCGCCGTGACTATTGTGCGCACGATATTCGATTCGCTATTCGGATTTGATTTATATTCCGCTTGAATCAAGTGCGCGATTAGTATCACATTTATTCGATGGAACTTACCAATATCTTTGGTAAGTGCTACGAGTTCGAGAAGTGCTGCGGATTCCGCATTATAATCTTCGATTGAGTTCACTTGGATATGCGCGATACTTTTGCCTTTGCTATCTGCACCTTTAAGAGATTTGGTCTGTCGAAGAATTGCATTCGCAGCAGTGGTGACAGAATCTATAATGATGGTTTTATAGGGGCAATTCACTGCTAATTCTTCCAGCTTTTTGCGAGGCGCGTCCCAATCTTTGTAATCTTCATAATGAATTTGCTTGCTATCAATTCCCCAAGCGCGCATTGGCAGTAAAAGGGAATTCATTTTTTGGTCGAACGATAGCCAGAATTGTGGTTTTGGATATGATAATGCTTGTGTTGACTTGCGTGTGCCTGGCGTGCCAATTAGCATGATGTATTGCGAGTCTATTTTCGAAGCCGACATATCCATTATTTCATCTCCAATACGGTAAACAGCAAAACAATACTAATCAGCATGAGCGCCAATATGAATACCCCGAATATAATTCCTATCACTTCTTTCAATTTGCCATCCTTTCGATTCGTATTGACAATTCATGCATCGTAATGCTATTCGGCCAGGTTCATGAACGCGCATGAAATCATGGATGCACAATGTTTGATTAACTACCCGAGTTAAGAAAGTCAAGAATCGCATCATGCCCATCTTTTTTCCTCACTTCTATGCAATCTACGCAGTGAACTTTTGTTAGCTTCATGGCGCGCGCGTCCATTATCATAACACTACCACAGCGATTACAAATCGATTGCTTACCATTAACTAGCTTTGCGGCGACGTAATGCGCGCAATCTGGCAGGTTGCATTTGAATACTGTGTATCCGTTCTTGCCGAGAATTACTTTTTCGTAGCGATGTATTTCGTGTGTTTTCCTTTTCATGACTTGTCCGATATGCAAATAGTGCAAGTTTCATATAATTCGCAATTACATACAGGAGCATCTGTAAGATTTTTAATTGCTTTTATCATATCTTCAGCAAAATCTTTTAATTCAGTATCCCAAGCAAATTTATAATTTCTAATAAAATTTATTAGCTGTCTTGATTCATATCTAGTCATTATGCGGGTCCCAAACCTTTTTTGATTTGCGTTCATTAGTAATCATTGAATTGTATCCTTTTCATTGTGCTTAATGTCATTCTTTTCTGCCCATTCCGTTGCATTAGCAATTGCGCAAGCTGGGCATAAATCACCAAAGTAAAGAGTCTTATCATCTCCTTCTGCGTGTAGTTGGAAGAAATAACCAATATTGGGATAGTTAATTGCCATAAATTTAGTGATTAGTTGTGCGCATTCAATGGCTGCATCATTCTTCAACATTTGTCACGTCCCATTTAGAACCAACAGTGAAATGCAATCTCAATACTTCCTCGCGCATTCCGCTATCTGCTTCGCATACTTCCTTAAACGGACAAAAACCATATTTATTCTCGCAATGCGTAAAAGTCGGCGGGTAAAAGCCAATTTCGCTGTATGCAAGTAATTGCTTGGCCCAGAAAGGCAAGATTATCTGTGACCATTCTGTGAGGCGGTCCAATGAATAACTGATGATGGGGCGCGTGAACTTTTCCGCTGCCTTTAGTGACTTTTGAAAGCCAATCTTATTAATAATTACACCACGCGACTTCATCATAATGCATTGGCCCATGAACTGATTGTTTAGGCTCAATGTATCCCGTCTTTGCTTCATCGTTTTGTGGTCAACGGGATAAATGCCATTATTTGTGTCCACAGCTAAATCGAGCTTTGCCTTCCATATGATGCGCACTTCATCATCTTCATAAATCACATCTTGCAAAACATGTTCGGCAAAGATTGGAATCCATGAATCATTCTTGTAATATTCAAAATACTGGTCCATCGTATCCCATACGAGCTGTATATCGGATTCATCTGTATTATTCATTTCGTTGCTTATGTAATCTTTTCCAGCCTTGTAACCAGCTTCAATGGCTGCTACGCGAAGTGAGCCTGCGATGCGTGCTTTGTAATAATATTCCTGAATTGCGTGAACAAGCGAACCCATTTCGAGAGATGATGATTTACCGCCGATGCTAACAAGATTGTGGTTAAATCGAAAGTCTGTAAGTCTACTACAGCTCATAAGTGTTGATAGAGTTGTAGCATCTAAGATGATATTCTTTTTTGGAATTAGTATGTCAGTCATGATGCCACAACTGCAAGGAAATCTTTAATCAACTCAGCAATATTTTCTAATTCTTTGATTGATATATCTGTTAAAATATCCTTGTTATTTATTTTTAACCAAATACCACCGCGGTTAGTTGGTCCAATACTAAGTGGGCCAGATTTACGTATGCATTCTTCAAATTTTTCTTTGCGTTTCTCCGATAGAATAGCATATTCATCTAATTTACTCATCATTACTCCTATCGCAACTTTGTTAAGTCAAGCGCGCGAACCAATTCCTTGCATGTAACATCTTTGCATTCCTGAAAGCGCGTGCCCAAATGCGAGCCAAATGATATGCCGAGGTTATGCCAAGATTGCGCAAGAATCATGTAGTTGGCGCGCAGAAGATTATATTTCGTGCGTTCGTCTATACGCAATAGCATTTCATCTACTTCGCTGGCGGGTCGCGCGTTCATCTCATTTAGCACATATCACCTATGCTTAGCTGAATTAACGATTGATTCTGCCAATTCTTTCACAAGATTAACTTGCGTCCAATTCGGAGCAATTCCGTTGTTCATTGCGGCGTGAAATTGCGCGCGTTTCTTCTCCACAATTCCATGAAAATGGTCATCTATGCTGCCATCTGCTAGCATATATGTTCCGATTACTGCATTGCTTTGTTGACCGATTCTAATAAATCTTCCTTCTGCTTGTTCTTCATTTGCGGGATTCCATTGCCGTTCATGCATTATGCAATCTGCGCATGTTTGCAGGTTTAATCCTTCGCCGCTTGCTAGGGTGCTAGCAATCATTAAGCGATAATTAGGTGAGTTAAACTTTTCCTGCACTTCAAAGCGCGCTTCGCTGCTTAAATCCGCAGTTAATGATAATGGCTGTGGCAGGTTTTCACTTCTACAATGCTGCGATAGCTGGTCAAGCAATATCTGGCCCACATCTTTGTGATGCACAAATATTACAAGCTTGCGTTCCGTCTCTTCGAGGAATTCTTTTGTGAATTCAATGGTATTCGGAATCTTGGCTAATCCGGTTATGTGGCGCATGCGAGTAAGGCGCGCAAGTATTCCCTGTGACGACTCGAAAGAATCTTCTTCACCACCAATCACAGCATTATTCCAAAACTTCACAAAATCGGTTACTTCATTGCTGTATGCTTTGCTTGAATCCTCATCCATATCGCAATAGAATGCATTTCTTTGAATAGTTGGTAATTCACTCATTACTTCTGCGCGCTCGTTCCGGATTACTATGTCGCGTACGTATTCCTTAAACTTTTTCGGTTGATTAATTCCGCCCATCTTGCGATGCGCGCCATCCCAATAATATTCTACCCATTTATCAAGAAAGCCTTGATAGCTGCTGAATCGAATCGGGTCAAGCATATTCAGAACGGGAAAAAATTCGCTACCACGATTCTTCCACGGCGTGCCACTTAGCGGAATGATATGTGGTATATCGCGTACTATGCGACGGACCATCTGAGTGCGTGTTGAGTCGGGATTCTTTATTGCTTGGCATTCGTCTAGAATTACGGTCTTAATACCGCGCGCCTTAAACTTGTTTATGTCGAAGCCACTTGTAACGGTCTTACCACGGATAGTGCGTACTTTTGGCACGAGCATGTCATAGCTGATTATGTAAATCTTGATGCCCGGCAGGAGCACATCTTTGCTGGATGATATGACTTGCGCGAGATGGCTAAATCCCAATATTCTAACAATTTCTTTTGACCACTGATACTTTATTCCGCTCTTAACAATGGCGAGCACGGGCAATGCTTCGGGATGATACTTTATCCAACTTAATCCAATAACGGTCTTACCAAGTCCCATTTCGTGAAATATTCCGGCTCTACCATTAGCTTTTTCGAGAAAGCGCGCAGATGCTACTTGGAATGGAAATAACTTTTTAGCGGAGCATTTGGTGCATATCGTGCCGTTCCAGCTATGCGCGCACTTATCATCTCCATCAAATGTAATGCTTTCAAATGGCGAACCGCTATCGATAGTTTTGGTAATTGAATGCCCACATTTTAATAGTATGATTTTAACTTTGCCAATTTCGCGCGCCA